CTGTGGGACGCCTGCTTTCTTAGCAAACGATGGGTTGTTAGCCACCGCCGCCATGAAATTGTGTTGCTTCTTACTCACTGACGGCATCTTTTTTCCTGCGAATAAGTTCAGCAAAGGGTTTACCCGCAATCATTTCAGCAATTCGCATCACCGTCCAGACTGCACCAATAAGACCAAATACTGGGGTAAACATTTCCAAAAACGATCCTATGGTTGCAAACACCGAAATAATATCCAGCGTGCTTTTAACTGTGTCGGAATGTGTAGTCATGTTAACAATTCCATGCTCTAAGAGCTTTGTTGATACGTGAATCTGGATCGTTGGCTGTCTTGGCAGAGGTTAGCTTCTTTTTCATCCCGCCCATCCTCGCACAAAAAGAGTCGCGCCGGGAGCCGCCTTCGGGCTGGGGAGCCTTCAAGTTCATACCTTGCGCTTTCGCGGAGGCTCGGCCTTTGGCGTTCAAGCCGCCCTTCTCGGACTTACCTTCTTTCCTCTGCCATGCTGGACTCTTAGCCATAAAACACCGTAATATGCGTATTGGCCCCTAAGAAAAGTCGTATGCCGTAATGGGCAAGAATACCTTCTCCGGGAATATTTACGTTGTATGCAGTTTGATTTGACGAATCTATTTGCAGTAGTACGTCATTGTATACGGTGACATTTCCGCTGGCTGCACCAGAATTGGCAACAGTAACAGTAAACGTATTTGCAGTAGCCGCTGTTTGAACTTGATATGGGTTGTCTGTTAAATCCCAATCCAAATAAACCCAATCACCCGCTTTTAGACCGTGATTGATGGCAGTAATTGTTGCTGTTGTAGTGGCTCTTGCGTAAGTCCCGCTAATACTAATATTGTCAACCAAAACAGTGTACTCAGTAGCACCAGTAAAAGGAAAAACAATCGCTCCCTTTAAACGAGTTCGGTACGGAACCATCAAGCCGGAAACCCCGCCATGCTGTGATTTAACGTCATATTGCATTGACATAATCAATCTCCTTTAAAAAAGGGGCCGAAGCCCCTTGGGTTGATTAGGAATCTGCGAAAGGTGTAGCGACAGTGCTAGAACCAATAACGTTTCCAGTCACCATGTACTTGTCAGCAGCAACTGCAACAATTTGAATCCATGTGCCAGCAACGCCGCCGGTAGTTGTACCGTTTAAGTTGATGAAGTCATTAGAAGAACCGTTGGCAGAAAAGCCAACAACTGCGCCAGATGAGTCTGAGTCAACAGAAATCACAGTACCAACGTACAAATCGCCAGAACCAGAAGTTGTACCAATCTTCAAAGAGCTTGTAGAGATGGTAGTAGGAACCCAGATTGTGTAAACAACGCCTTCGTTGTTAGCTGTGCTTGGGTCTTGACCGGGGCCAGATGTAACAGAGTTTGTTGAAACGTTGATTGCTGGCAGAGTCAAAGTGACTGCTGCTGCCAAAGAACCACCAACAGCGATGATGCGACCGCCGTGAGCTTCGGGGCTTAATGTGGTGCTTGTTGTGATGTCAATAACAGTAGCTGGGCCTTGTTGATAAATGCCGCCCAATGAACGAACTGGGCCTTGAAACGTAGTGCGTGCCATGATGTATTCCTTACATGCAAGTTGGGGTGTTCTGTCTGCATGTCGTCAGCCGGGACTGTCAGAACACCGGATAAGCCCGGATTGCTGTATTTATATCACGGTATTTTTAAGTGTGCAACACTTATTTTTCTTGTCACAATCCTCCGGCATTATGGAGGCATGAAATACCGCGTCGTCCCTGTTGATACCCGTCAGCCAGAGGTGGTGCAACTATTGACGTTGCTTCAAAAAGCATGTCTCCCCCACGATAAAATTTACCCAATTACACAAGGATACTGGCATGTTGTTTACTCGCAAGACGGTGAAGCCGTTGGCTTTGGTGGTATTGTCCCCTCTACTCGTTGGTCTGACACTATGTACCTATGTCGCGCAGGCGTTATACCAACTCATCAAGGACAGGGACTCCAGAAGCGGCTTATCCGACAGCGTCTTAAAGTGGCCAAGAGACTAGGCATGAACTGGGTCATCACGGACACCCATCAAAACCCCGCTTCTGCTAACAGTTTGATAGCTATAGGTTTTAAAATGTTTGAGCCATCTAAACCTTGGGGTTTTAAAACGGCGTTGTACTGGCGGTATCGGATCAAGCATGCCGTATAAAGATCCAAAAGTTAAGCAAACTAAACAAAAGACGTACGCAAATACGTACTATGAAAAAAATAAAGCGACTGTAATTGCCGCAAGTAAAGCCTCGGCCAAGGCGTATAAAGATCAGTGGCGTAGCTTTAAAGCTACATTAGCCTGCGTAAAGTGTGGGCAGAACCACCCAGCTACGTTTGATTTCCACCATATAAACAGCGATACCAAAGAAGCCTCGGTCAACAAACTGCTCAAAAACAGGGCATTTAAACGCGCCATGGAAGAAGTCAAGAAGTGTGTTGTGCTTTGCGCCAACTGCCACCGTATACACCACCACGACGAGCGTATTGCTAAGAAAGCCAAAAAGAAAAAAGGGGCCGAAGCCCCTTAGTATTACTCTTTATTAGCAGCTTCTGCGGCGGCTTCAGCCACAGCGCCATCTAACTCTTCTTCGGTCTCATCTTCGTCTTCAAACTCTTCGTCGTCAGGTACTGCTATGTACTCAACAGCCCAACCGTAGTTTTCCTGAAATTGCACGAACTGTTGAAAAATTTCAATCATCTCAAAATCGTGAGTCTCAATAGACAATTTGTTGTTGCCAAAGTAGCCAAATTCCATTTCAAATTTCATGATATACCCCTAAATTTATGCAACCAAAACGGCTGCAAGTTCATCGTAGTTTACCTTTGTGACAACAAAAAGGCCACCCGAAGGTGGCCCCAAATAGCCCTCGTGAGGCTGTTTTATTAGGCTCCGGGTGAACCGAAGATACCCAGTGGATCTGACACGCCAAAGCTGTAACGCTCACGGGCTTTGTAACGAACGTTACCTGTGTCAAAGTCACCGTCCATGCCAGTAGACATGGGGGTACGGATAAAGTGCTTCAAACCGTTAGGCACGTCTGTCAACAGGAACCAAGCATTGGTGTCTGTCAAGTAGTGGTTAACGCAATAGCCGTCAGGGATAGAACCATTGTTCTTCAAAGCGTTGATGTCATTGTCGGCTGTAGAAACGCGGAGTTCGGTCTCAAGCAGACGAGTCGCAACGAATTGCAGAGCAGGTGGAATTACCAGCTTCTTAGGCTTAGCAGCGATCAACAAGCTACGCTCATCTGTCCAAGCAGCGATCTGAATAACGGCGTTCTCAAGAGAAGTCTCGTTCAAATCGGAAGGAGTAGATGGAGTGTTACTGTTAGTACCACCAGAAACCAAGGGGTGAGCAGTAGAGCAAAGCACCACGCCGTCGCCGTATGTTGGGCCGCCAGCAAAGGCGTTGTTCAACACAAAAGCGGCTTTAACTTGCTTGGTGTAAGCCATACCACGGGCCAGAGCCTTGGTATAACGTGAAGACAGGCTGTCGTACAAGTTATCTTCCACAGCTTCCTCTGTGATGGCAAAGCCCATCGCAATGGTTTCGTGTGTGTAACGTGCAGTAAATGCTTCCTGTGCATTGTCATAAGCGATGGCAGAACCCTCGTTTTTAACAGGTGCAGCAGCAAAGCCAGACAGCTTTGTCTCTTCTTCGAAGCTACGCTCAGATGACTCTGTTTCGTAGATTTCTTTGTGCTCTTCGCCGTATTTAGCGTACTCAAGACCGAACAAAGCGTTCAAGCCGGGGAGTAATTCTTTGAGCAGTTGTGCGCGTGAAATAGCCATGATTTAGCTCCTTAGATGCCAACGGCGTTAGTGAAAGCGGAAGCGCCGGGATTGAACTTAACAAACACTTCAGTGTAAGTATCAGTCAATGGGGAGGCGAAACCGATGATCTTAAACGCAGCGGCAGTAGTAACTACTGTGCTCTCCAAGGCGCTGGTAGAGTTACCTGTACGGGTAGAACCTGTAGAAGTAGACTGAACAGCAGCAAAGAAGGTGTTTGCGCCAAGAGCGGCTTGAGTAACTTGGCCATCCAATTGAGCTTGGAAAGTCACGTTAGGATCAGTGATAACGTATGCAGTCACCACGCCGGTTGTGCCGGAGGGATAGTACTGACCGTAAATCTGCTGACCTTGTGCGTTGATGTATGAAGCACCAACAAAAACGCCCCAAGCACCAAGACTAGAGCCACCAAGGTTATTGGTAGTTAAGTCTTCGCCGTTGGCGGTACACAAAGCGATATAACCGTCTGCATTGATGAGAACAGCTTGTCCATAGAACAAGTTGGACGCAAGTCCTGCTGGGTTAATCAGATACTGACTTGTAGCGCCAGCATAAGGCATGCCGTCGTTACGGTTGATGGGACGTAGCCCATAGGGAGCATTGGTAGTTGACATTTAAGTCTCCAAAAAAATTTAAGTACCTTTTCCGAAAGTGACCGTGGACTTACGTTCTTTAAACATAGGCATCCTCGGATCATTCTCGCGCATGTAGGTGTTGTCTACTGATTGCATTTGTGCTTCCGCTTGATTGCGATAGTACGAATTGCGCTGTTCAGTAAATTCCACAGGTGTTTTGCAAAGCAACAAACCGCCCACTTCAACGCTGTCTGGGAACCTTGCGTTACCGCTAGAGCCAAACATACGAATCTCAGGGTGGTCAGAAGCCTTTACAGGTTCCCAGCCTTCGCGTAACTTTCCAGAAATATTAGTGGCGTCGTCTTTGCCAAGCGAAGCAATTCGGATCCAGCGAAACGCATAACCCGGTTCCGGATTGGGATCGGGTAGAAGTTGAGGGGGCATCCAATGTTTTGGGCGCTCCGTCTTTTCGCGGGTATCGAGCTCTCGTGCTAAACGTGTTGACTTTTCCATTTTATTTCCTTAACTGTTCTTCCGCAACCTTACGTGCATAGAGATCCAAAGGAACTCCAAGCCGCTTGGCGATATTCACCTGTGTCTGCGTAAGCACGATCTTTTTAGGCGCTGTGCTACGGGTTGCAGGTGCAACGTTTGATCTTTTCGGCGAAGTTGGCGCATTCACCGGTTTCTCAGACTCAAACTGATCTGGGAAAACTTGTCTAACTCGAGAATTTAACTTCTCGTAATACTCGTTGGACTGAGGATCAACTCCAGATTTAACTAGCTTGGTGTGGAGTCCAAGTGCAAAGCTAGTCATCTCATCATCAGCACCAAACCACTTATTTTCTGATTGCCAAGCCAGAGCTTTTTGATCTACTGGTGGCTGTTTTGTAACTTGCTGTTGTATTTGTACCTCAGTTTTTTCCTCTTGTAAAGGGGCGGGCTTAAAATTGTTCACGCGCTCCATCTTGGATTTAGCGGAGATCAATGCTTCCTGCGCATCTACAATAGCGTCTGAGTCACCTGCTTCATAGGCTTCTTTGTATCTGGCCTTGGCTTTTTCAACCTCGTTACCAACTACTTTTTTAGCCTGTTCTAACAGGGCTTGCTGGTTAGTATTCAAAGAGCCCTTGAGCTTTTTGTTTTCCTCAACTACAGCTTGGGCAATACGCAGGGCTTCTTCTCGCTCCCGCTCTGCTGATTCTTTAGCACGGCGTTCTTCGTGATAGCCCTTCGTAAAATGCTGGATGCGCTTACGCACGCCTTCATCGTACTTAGTCAGTTCATCCTCAGCAAAATCCTTGGGAGGTTCTTCCATGGGTCTACGCCCACGGTCTTCCTCGGGAGTGTCGTCTACTACCTCGACTTGCGTTTCACCATCGCCTTCAATCTCGTACTCGACTTTTTCTTCCTTGTCGGCTTTGGTTTCTTTTTCGTCGGGGAATTTATATTCTTCGTCTTTGGCCATAATTTACTCCTTAGTTGGGACGTTGAATGCCACGGGGGTCTTGTACGACCGCTTGAATAGAGTCATCATTAATGAGTCTCCATTCTGTACCGTGAATCTTCATGCGGGTTCCCGTGTTAGGACGTACTAACACAAAGTCACCAACTTTGCAGCTTGGGCCAGACGGAAATCTGGTGGCGTCTTTAAACGCATCGGGGCCAATTTTGGCCACAAACAACACGGGGGATAAAAGCTCCTCGTGGTGCATAGCAGTAGCAGACTTCAAAATCCCAGTCTCGCTAAACTCCTCTTCGGCCTTGGGCAACATACACAAAATATGGTACGTCGCTGGATCGGGCACTTGTTTGGCTTTCTCCTCAGCAGATACATTGAGTACCGCCGATAAGTCCACCGCTTTCACATCAAATTCAGTCATCTTCAGAGTCCTTAAGTTTACGCACGAGGTCACCTATTTCATACTGTGCGATCTGGAGACCTCGGATAAAACCGCACAATTCTCTGTAGTGATCGTAGGATTTCGCGCTACCATCACACAAAACTTCAACTTGACTCTTACGATGCTCTTCGAGTTTAGAGGAGAGCAAATCTAGGATTCTTCTGTCCATATCTATCCTTTACCGGGCGGTTGTTGGGCTTGCATCATCTTCTGCATCATGGCTAACTTATGCTGCTCATCGCCTTGCCCCATTTTCTGCTGAGCTTGTTGCGCCTGAATCTGCTGCTGTTGTTGCTGATTTGCAACTTCTAGGGCATGTAACTCCTGCGCCTGCATGATCTCTTGCTGCATACGAGCCGCCGCCATGTTTGGATCTTCACCCGTTCTGGCTGCGCTCTCGCGTGCTTTGAGCGCCAACTCCTCAGCTTTAAGTTGCAAGTCACCACGAACTTTGAGCTCTTTGGTCTTGGCTTCTTGTGTCTTGATCTGGAGTTCAGCTTGCTGCATTTGCACGAGCGGGTCTTGCGCCATCTGCTGAGCTTGCTGTTGTTGCTGCTGAGCCATGTTTGCATTAAGAAGCTGAGCGGATGCCTGCGCAACCAACTGAGACAACTGAACTTCCACCTGCTCTGGCAACTGCTCTCCGGGTGGTGGGAGCGGCACGCCCATCTGCTCTTCAATCTTACGGCGATACGCAAACGCTAAGTGTTCTGCAATGTGTGCTTGAATAGCAGCTTGCATCTGTTGAGCCATGGGGTTCTGACCCATCTGCGCCGCGATCATCGGATCTTTCATAAACGTCGTATGCACAGCGATGTGAGCATCTTGGTCTTGGTAGATAAACGCTTTAGTAGGCTCGCCTTTGAGGAAGCCCATGTTCTCGCTGATAGGATCTTTAGGATTCTCGTCGTCCTTCGTAGGCACAAGCTTGTCTGCGTTCTTGATGCCTAAGACTTCAATCATCTGACGGTGCAACTGCGGTAAGTCATAGATCTGCGGTGCTTGCTGCGCCAACTGAATCACAGCTTGATACTGCATGATGCGCTGAGCCATCGTCGCGCTGTTGGGGTCACTAACTGGGATCACGTCTACTGCATCGTAGTCAGACTGCTTGGCCATGCGGTCACCGCTGGCTGGGTCATACTCATACTCGTTAGGAGCGTAGTCACGGATGATGTTCTTCAAGAGCTTAAACTCTTGCTTCATCGAGTAGTGCACACGAGCCTGCACCGCACTCATCGTCTTCAATTGGCGTTCAAGAATAGCCAGTGTTGTACCTACCGGTGCGTTAGCACTCATATCACTGACCTTCATGTCAGCAACAGAACCCAGTCGGCGACCTTCTTCCGTGATCTTATCTAAGAGACCCGCCAAAACCTGTGATGGTTCTTTGTATGGCAGAGCCATGATGTTGTCACGGATTGAACCAGAAGGCACGTCCATGTCACGGAACTCACCGGGAGAGATTGGGGTATCGTCGTCTTTGATTCGCAAGCCACGGGTCTTCAAGCCACCGGGCAAATTGCTTAGCGTGCCAGCGTCAATAAGTTGTCTAATAAGAGATGTACCGGCACGGGCATAACCACCAATAAGGTGTATGAAACCAAAGCCATAAGCACCAAAGCCGGGTATGTAGTCGTACTGGACAAAATGCTGGCGCTTAATTTTGAGAGTGTCTTCCTCTTCCCAGTTGCGGTAGATAGAGAGGATTTTGTTTGTGCCTTTATCAATAGAGATAATGTACGGAAGAGCAATCTCATCTTCATCTTCATAGCCGGGTAAGTTGTAATCAATTTGGATTTCATAAATCTGATAGCGGTCATCATCCGTGAGTGAGTAACCCTGCTCATCGGCTTTTTTCTTCTCTACGTCTGTGTGTACTTGCGCAGGTTCACCCAACTCAACATCTTTATAGAAGCCCGCTACTTGTAACTTTTTAATGTCGTTTTTTGTCTTGCGCATGATGTGAGACACGCGCTCTGCTGTACGAGCACCAGACGAACCATAAGGAATAATGATGTCTTCAGCAGGAATAAATACTGAAGTCTGACGTCCCAAACTGGGATCAAAATAAACTTTTTTAAACGCCGATCCAGCTAGACCTAAGTTAAACAACATGCGTTCGTGCTCAGGGCGATACTCTGACATTACTTCTGTCAGTTGGTAATTCATGTCTTCTCTGACACGCTCCGCGGCTTGCTCTTTAAGTTTATCAATCGCGCCGATGATTTCCGTTTTGACCGGGCCTTGAGCCGGGAATGTCTCAATAATAGTCTCACTCTGAAACCTGACCGCCGCTTCTGTAAGTACCGTTGAGTAAACACCGCAAGCACCAAGCCACGGCTCAGTACGCTCTTCATACTTCATACCCAGAACATCTAGTCCTTTGACGAACATCTCAACCCAGTCTTTACGGGAGTTGATGTCACTATCAACATCACCCATGATGTCTTCAGCAATCTTTTGCAGTTCGCCCTCATCCATAAACTCAGCAAGGTTAGAGTCAAACTCTTCGCCTTCATTATCTTTACCGGGTTCAATCTCAATCTCTAGGCCGTCCATGCCAATACGAACACCCTCTGGGTTCTCAATCTCAATTTCAATGTCGGGCATTCCACCTAACTCTTCTTCAATACCAAGAGGTGCTGCATATAAACTTTTCTCAATTGAACTTGTAGCCATTATTAATCCTTAGTAGTACGCTGCGCGTCTGCCCGATTTAAACAATCTAACTTCGTCTAGTTCATCACTAGGAAGTCGGAGGAATCCACCTTGCCTAAAGCGCATTAAAGCAAGTGTTGTCGCGTCAACCAAGTCATCATGCTCGCCTGACGGGAACGCCCCAATCTCATCAACCAATTCTTCAGCCCAACGAGTATCGGGAACCCACACTTTCCCAGAAGCGATTATGTCCGATACTGCGTTCAAGCGGGCAATTTTGTCTTGTCCCTTACCCGGCGTAAATTCTTGCACAGGTATACCCATGGCACGCAGTTCGTAAATGAGCGGGCCACCCGTGGCCTTCTTCTCAATCAACATGCCGTCTGGCTCCCACTCGTTGTACTCGTTTAGCACATCTTTCTTCAAGTCCACCCACTCCACACGCTTGCGGTAGGTGTTGAGTAATATGATGTTTGGGCGCATATCATCTTCTTCGCAGTTAAAGATGCCCCAAGTAGTCCCTGCTGAGTAGTCAGCCCGCTGTGTTTTCTCAAACGCCGTGTCCCATGTCTGCAAAATGTAGTCACACTGGGGCGCTCTTTCGTGCGGCCATATCTTCCACCAGTCGCGCTTGATAATCGCTGACTCATTTCCAACGGGATTTTGCTGATACTGAGCTTGCCACTTAGCATTTGGCAGTTCTTCGTGCAGTGCTTCGAGCTCTTCTTTGCTCCAAAACTCAGGCCAAAGTGGATTTCCAGAGGGCAAAATAGCCGGAAATTCAATCACTTCCCAGTCATTTTCACCCCTTAAAGCGGCGTTTTTAAGCACTTGACCGGTCAAATCGCGCTGTGCCCAGCGTGTCATCACAATAACAATCGACCCACCCGGCTGCAAACGCTGTCTAGGGCCAGATGTGTACCACTCATACACCTTGTCATAGATCTCTGGGCTACTTGCTGCCTGCGCAGCCTCTTGTTCTGAGTGTGGGTCGTCAATAATGAGCAGGTCAGCGCCCTTACCGGTCACCGTACCCCCCACACCAATCGCAAAATAGTCACCACCCTTGCTGGTATTCCACCGACCGGCTGCTTTTGAGTCCGCTTGCAGGTGCAAATCAGGAAATATCTCGCTGTAGACCTCAGAATCCACCAAATTTCGCACTTTTCGGCCAAAACCGACCGCTAATTCGCCTGTATTTGAGCTTTGAATGACTTTTTTATGTGGAAACTTGCCCAAAAACCAAGCAGGTAGTAAGTAGGAGGCAAACTCTGACTTAGTGTGGCGAGGAGGCATATTAATAATGAGACGCTTGCATTCTCCACGGGCTACCCTTTCAAAAGCTTCGGCCATCCGCTTGTGGTGTTTACCCGAAATAAAGGTTGGCCAGACTCGGGTTGTAAACTGAATGAATTTCTCTTGCGCAAGTTCCCGGTTTTTAAGTTTTTCCAGATGTATTAGCTGTTTCTCTAGTACGCGCAGGTCAGTATCTGTAAGCTTGCCCGTGTCGACCAGCCCTTCTAAGTCTTTCAATGAAATTTGTGCTTCACTCATGGTCAGGTACGTCTTCGCGGGTTTCAGAGTCTACAAGTTCTTCAGTATCCAGAACCTCCAACGGGGTTCCCAGTTGGGCATCCAAATCGTCAAGTGGGGTAATGTCTATCACGTCGCTGTGCAGCAGGCGTTTGATTCGCTCTTTGATTGAATTCTCAAGAGACTGGGATGTTGTGTGGTGCACAGTAATCTCACTGCGTTCAGTGAAGATGCCAATGTCTGAGTGCTTGCCGAGTAGCTCAAGAGCCTTGATCTCAATCTTCAGGTCTCCGCAGTCAGCTAGTTCAATTAGCTTGTTGGTAATCAGGTTCCGCGCTTGTTGCGCATCAGCAACAGCTTGAAAGTCGTACTTCTTTAGTATTGCTAGGGCAGCCGCAGCTTGACCGGATGACTTGATGTGCTTGGGGGTCTTGGCTGCTTTGGTAACCAGATCAACAACCTGCTTACCGTCCTTTTCGCTGAAGTCAATTCCACCACCGAGCTCTTTAATAAAGTCAGCAGTATTTACAGCAATGGCAATGGCATCCGTCTGAGTCTTAGGCGACTCTTCGGATACGTCAAAAGGAACAGGATGTTCCGCAGTAGGCTCTAGTTTAATCACCGGGTAAGCGCACCAATGAGTAATGAAGGCTGAAATGTAACATCGTTTTTAATTTTTTGCAAAAATTTTTTGTGGTTAGGGTTTTTACTTAGACCCGGGGGGTGTTCTGTATAGACGGGTTTATTTTTACTTGGCGGAATTTTAAAACGCGAGATCGTTTGAGCTCCACAGTGTGTATGGTATTTCTAGGATTCCTCTTGGGCTGTTTGGTGTCCCTGCCCCCTGTACCCTCTGACCTTTTGACTTTTTAAAATGATCTAACATTGTTAGATAAAACCCATAATTATTGTTCACGCTACATTTGATTTTCGGTGTTTTTTGTGGTATAATATACTCATGCAAACAAAATGATTGCATCGGTTCCTAGGTCTGACACCTAGGGTTTTATTAGAAGGTTAGAACGTATCATGGAAAATATTACAGTTACTCAAGTGTCTGAATTGTCATTGTCTGATTTGCGCAACAATGTTGCTGAAGCCGTTGTTAGGGCTTATGGTGCTGAGCGTGAATACGCTATCAAGGTTTGCGAAGTGTTCCCTTTCCCTTGGTATCTTGTCGAGCATAACGACAAGGGCGACGAAGCTAAGTTGGTTCACGCTGAGAAAAAGGAATTGTTTGCGGTTCTCAATAAGGCTAAGCATAGCAATCCCTCGACAGTTTGGGCACGTGTTCGCAAATATGCACAAGAACACATGGAACCCAAAACCCCTGACGCTGACGGCGTGATTGCACCAACTGACGCACCGGTAGGCGCTCGACAAAACCGCTCGCTGACATTACGTTTGGTTGAGGAATTGACGACACTTTACAAAGCTACAAAGAACGCTGATTCCCTCAGCGACAAAGAACGTCAGGCACAAACACACATAACGTCAGCATTGATTGCCATGGGTGTTGACGTGGCGACAATCGACTAAGGGTAAACCAAGGTAAGGGGAAACCCTTACCTAACATTGTTAGGTCAATCGGAGAAATGTTATGAAATACTGTACTCAATCAAGCGAAGTCTATCAAAAGCAAGATCAAGAAATTCAAGCCTTGCTCGATGAAATTCGCGCCACTGTACCGCCATTGGTAGCACTAAGGGGAAACGTTAGGACTAACCCCCATCGTGCTAGGGTCGCAAAAGTATTCAAAGAGTATCGTTTCCCTGACGCTTACCTGACTTCATTTTGGATTGCGTTTGCTGAGGGTAAACCCTTCCATCGTAGGTTATGGGATAAAACCTAACCCCTACCAACCTAACCCGAGCCCGCCTAGTGCGGGCTTTTTTTCGTCTTGACCTAACATTGTTAGGTCTTTTCTGATTGAGGTCTTTCTATGCCAGTTCTCAGGTAGGCGGTAGCCAATGAGGTCGATCTGTAACATTAGGTATTTGAGGGTAGCCTTTTCTATACCAGTTCTCAGGTAGGCGATAGCCAACGACCTAACAATGTTATGTTTTTTCTAATGTTACGAGCTAATGTTACGCACGTAACGCCCCGCAACCCGCATGAAACCTAGAAAGTTATAATGTTACGCGTTTTTCGGAAAGGGGTACGAGTTACAAAAGTTTTGAGGCAGTGACGTTGCTCAGAAGTGCAAAGTGTATTGCGCAAATAATAATTTTGGAGACCACATACCCTTTCTTAAAAAACACATAACATTATAACATTATATTAAAAAAACCTCATTTTCAGAGGAGAACCCCGTGTTACGTTTCACGTTACGTTTACCTAAATTTTCGTTACATTTCCCCTTTTTTCATAACGCACCCCCATTTGCTTTCATAACATCCCATTTCTGCCCCTCCACAATAACCCTACTGCCGACCCCACTTAAAATATAACATAACTTTATAACACTACCTTTCGTGCTTCCTCGAACAAGTTCGCGTCTCACTTTCGTCTCCCCCAAGACTAAAGAACTTGACTTTGACATAACTTTGTGGTATAATATAAGTTAGATGGGATAAAACCATCTAGGGGCAATCCCGCCCGTTAGAAGCACCCTAACATTGTTAGGCTCATTAGAAAGGTTAGATGTATGAATGATTGGAAAGAGTGCCGCAACTGCGGTGACGATATACACAGTGAGCGGTGGTCACTAGGCTACCGAGTCTGCCTATTCTGCGGTGAAGAAGCCGCCCGAGAAGAACGCATGAGTTGGTGCGTAGTCCAAGAATACGGCAAGGGCAACTACCAACTTGTTACACCTGCCAGCGCAAGAGTAACGCTCAAGCAAACCAACCAAAAAGAACTGAGGGGCTAACAATGTTAACTAGATGGGAAAAGCTCGAACGCATTGTTATTTTGTGTGCTTGCATAGTGCTTGCACTTGACCTACTTTATTGGAGACCCTAACAATGTTATCTAAATTCCTAATGACAGGATGGAGTAACCGCTTTGGCTATTGGGTGACTGAGGTTGCCGAGGCTAAAGATATAAGCACCGCAAGGGAACGCTTCTGCCTGAAGTACCCCACGCTGAAGAACGTAAAAGCCCTGCGCCTACGCGCACCCGCAGAACTAATGGAGTAATCATGAAAGAAAGACAGACGGGGCTCCATGCCTCAACCTATTATTTGCCACGTATCCGTAACCATGCAGATGCAAAGGCACGCCTCAAGAAAACCAAACCCATTCGCGGGCGTACACCCGAGACCGACAAACACGGCAGATCAAGCCCGACACCTTGCATACCGCTCGGCAGACGTGAGGACATTGACATCTATTCAATCCGAGAAGGTGAGAATGGGAACATCGAGTTGCTTAACTACCGCTCGCCCCTGCTCACGTTTACACCAGACGACAAGATCATCATTACACCTAAGTACACAGGACTAATGGAGTCAGGGATGATCGGTCGGGTGCTAGACATACCCGCTTGGCTAGACCGCAAGAAGGTGGGCATTATCCTCGGTGGTGAACGCCATGTGCTTAAACAGAATGGCTCACTCACATTAAGTTGTGAAGGCGGGTGCTTGAGTGTGCTTGAGAAGGATGTGGTTTACTCACACTACGTTAACCGCAAGGCATCTAACATTGTTAGGGCGCAATACTCAGAGTTCATGAAGTACTTTGGTGGTTTCCTCCAACTGCGCAAGAACATGGACACCAACGAACTGCGGGTATCCATGATGGAGATTGCCGACAACATTGGCTACGAGTACAAAGAGCGGGGGGTGTGGCAAGGCGGGAGGAACCAAGGGAGAACCGAGCAAGTGTGGCAACCCGCACTCGAATCTGTGAAGCTCATGGAGTTCAAGCCGCAGGGTTACAGATGCTTGGGGCTAGTACACAATACAAACCCAGAGGAGACCCTGTGGTACGCATACTCTAAGCAGTGCAAGAGTTTCTTTGCAGCGATACGCGATGACCAACCGGAAGATGGGAAGGTCGACAACTATTACCGCATGACTCTAACATTGTTAGCCCTGTCCATGCCGTACACGCACCGCAACCCACTGGTGGGGCATGACATGGATGTGGATATTCCAGTAAGCGCAGTCGAGCGGATGCTGGACAAGATCATGATGCAGTGGCATAGCGATGAGATGATCGAGAGAAGGCCGCTCAAACCGAATCAGTTACCCAACGACAAGTACGAGTCGTACATAACGAAGATGCCAACGCAAGAAGAGATTGATCGGTTAATACAAGCTAGGCAACCGCAACTTTAGTCAGACCCATGACGAAAGGACTTGACTTTACCATAACATTGTGGTATAATATAAGCTGATGTGGGAGAACCATGTCAAAAATGCAGAGTAAATCAGAAATCGCCTAACAATGTTAGGCACATTAGAAAGGTTAGATATGTCAGAGATCAAATTCGGTAAATCAATTACCCTCAAACAAGCCGCGAACCTGATTCGCACCAATCCTACTACGCGCTTTCTCCTACAAGGCGAGCCGGGTATCGGCAAGTCTTCCCTATTGGAGAGTATTGCTAACGGCTTGGGCTACGAGTACGCATACATAGACGTGCCGAACATGGACTTGGGCGACATTGCCATGCCTGTGATCGACCACGATACCAAGACCACTAGGTATTACCCTAACGCTAGGTTCAAGATTCATGAAGGCAAACCCCTTGTCATCATGCTTGACGAATTTTCAAAGGGCGCAGACCCCGTGAAGAACATGCTTCACCCTATGCTAGAGAAGGCTAACCCTAGACTAGGTGACATTCCACTACCGACCGATGGAGACAGACAGACCATTGTCTTTCTTACTGGTAACCTTTCAACAGACGGCGTGGGCGACAACCTGAAAGCGCATAGCCGTAACCGACTGGTTCCCGTAACGATCAGCAAACCCGATGCCGAGCAGTGGATTGAGTGGGCTATTGGTAAAGGTATCGAGCCCGAGGTGATTGCGTGGGTCAACCGATTCCCTCATGCAATGGCTAGCTACACAGACGCAGGGCAAGGCGACAACCCCTACATCTTTAACCCTAAGAACTCTCAGAAGGCTTTCGTATCACCACGCTCGCTTGAGACAGCGTCTAACATTGTTAGGTCACGCAAAGATAACGACCCTGAAACTGTGATTGCGGCTTTGTCCGGTGCTGTGGGTGAGTCAGCCGCTCGGGATATGCAAGCATACATTGAGTTCTCAGATCAGTTGCCGACATGGGAGTCAACGATCACGCATCCCAAGACAACGGCAATACCTACGTCAGCGGGTGCATGTGCCATTGTGGTATTCGGTGCGATTGCTCGGGTAGACAAGACAACCATTGCCCCATTCATGGAGTACCTACAACGATTCGATGCAGAGTGGCAAGCGGTGTTCGCTATCAACATTGCCAAGACACCAAGCAAACAGAGTATTGCGTTCAGTTGCAAGGCGTTCGCTGATTGGGTGGCTAAGAACCATGACCTTCTCTAAGAGAATTGGTAACGCATTTGTGCGTAGGCAAACGACAGTAGACAAGAGCAAGCATGACCCGAAGTTCAAGGTAGTTGTTGCTCAACTCTACTACACAGGCAAGTATGAATTAGTTGACGCTAAGGATTACCCAAGTGCATTTACTGAAACCCAAGAAGTTATATCAGTGCATGACACGTTTGAAGAGGCGAAGTTATTTGCCGACATGATTAACAAGCAACGACATTTAGAAGGAACCTAACAATGTTAGAAGAACGTAAATTACAGAAGGCCAAGATCACGCTCATGCGTAATCCTAAGTTCGCCTTACTCCAAGGTGTGATGATGGTTGGCCGTACTAGCGTAGTGGATGACATACCCACTGCATCTACCAATGGTAGGGATGAGAAGTATGGGCGTAAGTTTGTGGCGGCTTTGACCGATAAAGAATTGGCATTTGTCGTGGCGCATGAGGTGTCACACAAGATGTACAGACACTTGACTACATGGAAGAAACTCAATGACGAGAATCATAGCCGTGCCAACAGTGCTTGTGACTACGTTATTAACCTGATGCTTCATGAACTCGACCCTAACGAGGATGTGATCTCCATGCCTAAGTACAAGGATGGGATTATGAAAGGTCAGCGCATGGGACTGTATGACCCACAGTTCAAGGGCATGAACTCCAAGCAAGTGTTCGACCTTCTCGAAGAGAGCGATGGGGGTGGTGGGTTCGATGACCACGATTGGGATGGTGCGAGAGAGATGAGCGAGGAGGAGAAGAAAACCCTTGAGCGTGAGATCGACCAAGCTATTCGTCAGGGTGTCATGGCACATGAGAAGGCACATGGCAAAGGTGCGGGTGGTATCGGGCGTGAGATTGATGAACACTTGCAACCCAAGATCAACTGGCGTGAAGAACTACGCGAGTATGTGAAAGCTACATGCAACAACAAGGACACATCGTCATGGCGCAGAGTCAACCGCAGATACTTGTCTGCCGGTATGTATATGCCGAGCATGATCGGTGAGAAGGTTGGACACATCGTAGTAGCCATAGATACATCGGGCTCCATCGGTGGGCGTGAGCTTGACGAATTCTTAGCCGAGGTGAAAGGCGTGGCTGAGGAAGTCAACCCCGAGATGGTTGATCTTATCTATTGGGATGGCTCAGTGGCAGGGCATGAGAAGTATGAGGGTGCGGAAGTATCTAACATTGTTAGCTCGACCAAACCCAAGGGTGGCGGGGGCACTGACCCTAGTTGCGTATCTCAATACTTGCGTGACGAGGCTATCAAACCCGAGTGCATCATTGTGTTGACCGATGGCTATGTACCGAACTGGGGTAGCGAATGGACAGCACCGACTATGTGGGTAATCACAGGAGGTAACGATGCTGTTGCTGACAATGGTAGAACGATTCACATTATGGATTAAGGGAGGCAGTATGGTAATAGTAGATATTGGATACAAGAAGTACATCATGCCCAAAGAGAAAGCCATGCAGTTAGTGGAAGTCTTAGAAAGCGCAGAGATATACGAAGAGAAGTATTGGAGTGAGGACAGGCGCAAGGAGTTGGGTATGACTGAGCCGTACACCTACCATGTGTACCCGAACGAAGCCAACTTCAGTATGCAAATCATAGGCGACAGTAAATATCAAATGGCTAGATTAGCCGGTAAACCACAGGAGAACTGAAATGACACCCGAAGAAATGAAGAACGAAGGTATACGAATCGTTACGCGGTTCGCTGAGCAAGAAGTTTCTAATGGCGAGGGCATGGTTATCTTAGCTATGACCTTGGCTCATACATTTAAGACTAACAAAGTATCCAAGTTCGAAGCAATCAACCGCTTTGCCACAATCGCAAACCAAGTATATGGAGAACCAAAATGAGTATTAGTGCATCAGCAGTGTTAGTGGAATTGAACATCAGCGTGTGGCCTGCATCAAAGCTAGACCGCGATACAACGGCACAAGTGAATACTGACGCATCAGCAGTCGTAGACGCAGCGCGTGTCCACAAGAACCTATTCGCAGGTACTAACTTGCGTAAGGAGATCGAGAACTTTGCCGCCAAGGTTAGGCTCTATCACAATCAGCGAACGCTACCATGGGCAGACAAGGGCGAGCGTATGTTGCCGACTGCGTTGTTTATGGAATACAAGCAGACCATGAACGCATACGAGCAGACGTTCAATGCCATGTGTGGCTCATTCTTTCACGCATATCCTGAGCTAGTGAAGGATGCACCTACGCACCTAGGCAAGATGTACAGAGCCGAGGACTATCCCGACCTTGAGGATGTGAAGCTGAAGTTTGGGTTTCGTAGAACAGTCAAGCCTGTGCCAGAGGCGGGTGACTTTCGCTTGGACATACCTGCGAATGACTTAGCCGAGATGCAAGCAGAGTTCACTGCACAACAAGACAACAAGCTAGCTGACGCTATGCGTGAGCCATGGGAGCGGTTACATGAAATGCTAGTAGGCATGTCTAAGAAGCTCGACGACACATCGGGTGGTAAGAAGCGATACCACGACACACTGGTGAGCAACCCGCTAGAGCTTTGCTCATTGCTTACTAAGATGAACATCACCAACGACCCCAAGTTGGAGGAAGCACGCAAGGAACTAGAGCTAACAATGTTAGGTACTAACATAGATGCAATCAAGGAAGACGAGCACCATCGCACCGAGGTCAAGGCCAAGGTAGATGCAATCATTAAGAAATTTGAATGGTAAGGAGTAGATCATGGATGCAAGCACCGCAATGACATTGAGTAACGTCACCATTAGCGATAAGCTATTGTGTGGTAGGCGTAAGAGTGACTTTGACTTCGCAGTGGAGAAACCCCTGCACGAGATCATGTGGAAGGTTATCACCGAGAACCCGACATGGGAGTTCAAGGTACATGAGTATTACGGACAAGTTAAGAGTGAGACCATGGATACCCGCCCACGGATCACAGTTTCTAAGTTCGCAGTATTCAAAGATGGAGAAGAGATCGGCAAGATCGACCGAGACTATCGCTACGATCAGGGTGGGCATGTGTTCTCTATCACTAGCAATGCGATCAGAAACGAGCGTGAGCGTATAAGTTCGTATCGCACTAAGGATGCTAAGAAAGCCCTAGCCGCTATCAAGAAAACATTCAGTAACAAGAGTGTAGGCGAGCGTGTGAACGAAGCGTTGGCAGAAGCTAACCGAGTTGTTGGCAGACAAACAAGTCGCAAGCGTGGAGATCATCAGAGTGCTTTGCATAGTCTAGTACCGCTTATGAAAGCGTTTGCGTTTGTACAACACCCTGACGAGTTTAAGAAGTATGCAGTAATCAGTGGACAGGCGCACAACCTAGCCAAACTACGAGAGGCGGAAGCCGAGATGCTTACTGTTACTGACATAGAAGCTAAGTTTAAATCAGATAAAGGTACGAGCCTAGTCTTACTATCTAGTGGAAAGTACTTAGTTAAAACAGGTGACGATATACAACTTTACGATGATAATACACTCCCACTTGACATGAGAGGTAAGTTGGGTATGTTGAAATTAGTAGAGCCTGAGCAGATGATTGAGGGCGTGGGTTGCCGAGCCACTACCGAAGTCTTTGTCTTACTTACCGCAGAGCGGGAACTGGCATAGTGAAACAGGCTAACAATGTTAGGAGAATCTAAATGAAAGACGAAATGAAATACCAATCCAAAGCAATCCCACTGAGGCCATGTACTGACCCAAAGTTTAAGTACCGCAATGCTTCACAGACTGACGTACGTAGAACATGGCGAAAGGCCCGCCTACTTATGTTGCTAACCAATGGGGCCGCTTATGAAAGCCGTACTTGAGTTTCAGTACCCCGAAGACGAGTACAAACTAGAGCACGCACTAAAAGGTACGCAGTACTACGATGCACTGTGTGAGATAGATATAATACTTGCCGCTCCGTATACCAAGGCAGACGCATACGGCAGGATTAAAAAAGTAATTTTAGAAGTATTGGGGGATACATGAAGGAACCTGAACTCAACATGTGGGAGAAAGCTATGGGTTGGCGTAAACGTCAAATGGTCAAAGCTCAACTCAACGAGGTATCCGAGAAGATACGTAACAACACGCTAGAAGAAGTAGCGCAAGAGTTTGACATGATGAAAAATGGTGGGGATACGTCAGCATCCTTTGCCGTATTTGTACGGGGAATGAAAAGATAATGCCAAGACCTAAACCGCCTGAGCCACTTAAAGGTCGCAACATGCGAATGTCTGATATTGAGTATCTTATGTTTATAGAATTAGGAGGAGCCGAATGGCTAAGAAAACATGTTAAGCAAAAAGCAAAGTACCCAAAAGGATACTACGAAGCCCTTGTCAAACAAAGTGCTGACTCAGGAAGAGCTAATGGCGTGGTGGCCGTTCACACGACTAGACCCGAAGCGATTCCCCAAACTAAAGAAGCCACAACAGGATTATGAGGAGGCAACATTTTGAACACAGGAATTGAGTATTTAAAGTTAGAGAAGAAACGCAAGGGGCGGGGGCTTGGTAAGAAACCCGCATTAACTTGCACGAGCTTGCGACTGCCGAAAGAGGTGATGGATTATTTCGACACCAACCATCGAATGTCAAAGCAAGCCAAGATGAGAGAAGTTCTTACCGAGTACGTTAACAACCAAACAGGAAATAAACCATGACAATCAAAAAAGTAACCAAAGCCGCACAAGTGCGTAACTACGTAGCCAAGAACCCAAAGGCCAAACCCGCAGAGGTAGCCGAGGCTATTGGCGTTGGACTTCAGTACGTATACACAGTGCTGTGGAACGCAAAGAAGAAAGCCGGAGTGAAGGCAAAGAAGACTACGCTTACGCTACCTAAAATAAAGAAAGGGATGGCTGAGCATAAGAAAATTATGGATGAGACGATAAAGGGTTGGAAAACTCTGTCCATTACTTCATCAAACACACCTATGCAGATCGAAATGTTCGACCCAGTAGACCATCCTGCCCATTACAAAGTAGGTGGAATCGAAACCATCGACTTCATCGAAGCAAAGAAGCTCAACTACAACATCGGCAACGTGGTGAAGTACCTGACTCGTGCCGACCACAAAGGCAACAGGATGGAGGACTTGCGCAAAGCCCAGTGGTATCTGACTCGTGAGATCAGCGCACTAAAGTAAAACGACCTAACAATGTTAGGGTAACCCCCAACCGCCTTCGGGCGGTTTTTTTACGTCTGTACTATTGACAAAGTAAAGTGATGTGCTATATTGACTCCATAAACAACTGGAGTGTTAGATGGCAACCACACCTGAAGCCAAGGTCAAAGCAAAGATCAAGGCAATCCTCAAAGCCCACAACGTCTACTACGCCATGCCTATCGGCACTGGATACGGAAGCAGTGGCGTTCCCGACTTTCTCTGTTGCGTTAACGGCCACTTTGTAGCTATCGAAGCCAAGGCTGGCAAGGGTAAGACTACCGCACTACAAGAGAAGAACCTTAAGGCTATCAACGAATCCGGTGGCGTAGCCGTGGTCATCAACGAGAATAATGTTGATAAGTTGGATAACTGGATAACCAATGGGTGCAAAACAATATGAACATCATTACAGTTGACTTTGAGACGTTCTACTCCCGCGAGGTAGGCTTTGCCAAGCAGACTACCGAAGAGTACATCCGTGACCCACAGTTCCATGTCGTAGGGGTATCAGTGCAGGTAGATGACGGAGAGCCAGAATGGTTTAGCGGAACGATGGTTCAGACTGCCGAATACCTCAAGCAATTCGATTGGGCAAATTCACTGGCACTAGCCCACAACGCCATATTTGATGGGGCAATCCTAAATTGGCACTTCAACATTAAACCAAAGGGTTGGTTGGACACACTCTCCATGGGCAGAGCCTTGCATGGCACTAACGTAGGGGGCAGTCTCAAGGTGCTAGCGCAGTACTACGGCATAGGCGAGAAGGGTACAGAAGTTGAGAACGCCCTTGGTCTGAGACGGATCGATTTTTCCCCCGAGCAGTTAGCAAGGTATGGGGAATACTGCATGAACGATGTAGCCCTGACATGGCAGTTGTTTGGCAATATGAGCAAAGACTTTCCGCAGATAGAGCTGCGCTTAATTGACTTAACCATACGCATGTTTACAGAACCGACACTGGCGCTGGACTTGCAAGTACTCGGTGACCACTTGGAATCGGTAAAAGATTTAAAAGCAATGGCGCTAGGCGCGTACGAACTAGGCGACTTGATGAGCAACCAAAAGTTTGCAATTATGTTGCAGGCCGCTGGTGTTGTACCGCCAATGAAGACTAGCCTAACCACAGGCAAAGAGACTTACGCGTTCTCTAAAACTGACGAAGAGTTCAAAGCCTTGCTTGAGCATAAAAATCCCGCAGTGCAGGCGTTGGTAGGCGCACGCCTTGGCACGAAGTCGACCATCGAGGAGACGCGAACCGAAAGGTTTATTGGGATTGCCAAGCGAGGACTTATGCC